TGCGTCAGCGCCCCGGCCGACCAGGCGGACACATGACCGGCCTCACCGGCATCGGCGACCGGCTCGCCGCCGAGTTCACCGCCGGCGGCCACGTCGTCGCCGGCTGGTTCGACAACGACCCGCGGGCGCCGCGGCCGCCGTTCACGCCGCACGACCAGGTGCCCGCGCCGTCCGAACCGCCCGTACCATCCCAGCAAGACCAGCCGCAGGCCCCGGCACAGCCGGAAAACCCAACCCAGGAGGAACTCATGTCACTGTCCGCCGACCTTCAAGCCATCGCCGGCCGCCTCGACGCCATCGGCGAGGACTCCGTCGCCAAGCTCGAGCAGGTCAAGGCCAGCCCGGACAAGGGCCGCGCGTTCGACGCCGTCGCCGCGCTGCCTGAGCCGCTGACCCCCGCCGCGCTGGCCATGGTGCAGGCGCTCGAAGCGCTCGCCCAGCAGCCGCAGTGACCGAATGCACTGCCCCGCGGCACGCGGCGGCACCGGAACGCGCGGCACCTCACGCGTTCCTGTGCCGCCCGTGCACGTCGGGCCTGCGCCGCGACCTGCGCCGCCTGCCCTTGCTCCACGCCGGCCTCGCCGAGCTACTCGACCCGCGCCGCGCGTCCGGGCCCGGAACCGGCAGCGGCGGCGGCCTGCCCTACCATGAGCCCGCCGCCGAGGCCATGAGCCAGATCGCCCACGACGCCGCCTACTGGACCATGACCGTCCTGGCCGAGCGCCAGCCGCCCGCCTGCCCGGTGCGGCAGCTGCCCGTCATGTGCGGGTGGCTCGCCGGGCAAGTGGAGTGGGTCATGTACCGGCCGTGGGCCGGCGACATGGCCGGCGCGGTCGCCTCCGACGCCGGCCGCGCGATCGCCGTCCTCGACCCGATGCCCCGCGCGGAGATCCCGATCCCCGCCGGCGTGAACTGGTGCCCGGCCTGCGACTGTGCGGGCGGGCTGTCGGCCGTGGTCAGCCAGGACGCCGCCGACCGCAGGCCGTCCATGGTGAACTGCGCCGCGTGCGGCCGCGAGTGGGACGCCACCATGTGGGCGCGCCTCGGCCGCGACATCATCCGCCACCAGCGCGTACCGGAGATGACACCATGAAGCCCTACTACGCCGACGAGCTGGTCACGCTCTACCACGGCGACAGCGTGGAGCTGCTGCCAGCGCTCGGCGTCAAGGGCGACTGCATCGTCGCCGATCCGCCCTACGGCGAGACGTCGCTGGCGTGGGACAAGTGGCCGGACGGCTGGCTTGATGTCGCGGCCACGGTCGCGCGGTCGCTGTGGTGCTTCGGCAGCCTGCGGATGTTCCTAGCGCACGCTGACGAGTTCTCAACGTGGAAGCTCAGCCAGGACGTGATCTGGGAGAAGCACAACGGCAGCGGATTTGCGGCCGACCGTTTCAAGCGGGTGCACGAATCGGTGACGCACTGGTACCAGGGCGCGTGGGGTGATGCCTACCGCGCCGTCCCGACCGAAGTCGTCGGCCGGACAGACCGTGGCGGCCACGTGCGCAGCATCAAGCGGCCCGCGCACACCGGCGATATCGGCCAGCGTCTCGACTACGACGGAAACTCGCGCCTGATGCGCTCAGTCCTCAAGGTGCGCAGCATGCAGGGCGGCGCTATCCACCCGACCGAGAAGCCGGTCGGCATCCTGACGCCGCTAATCGAGTACGCCTGCCCGCCTGACGGCCTGGTCGTCGACCCGTTCGCGGGCAGCGGCAGCACCCTTGAGGCGGCACGCATCTCAGGACGCCGCGCCATCGGCATCGAAGCCAATGAGAAGTACTGCGAGGCAGCCGCACGGCGGTTCTCCCAAGGCGTACTGGAGATGACACCATGACCAGCCTGCAAGCCGTCCTCAAGCCCGGCGACGTCCTCGCCGTCCGCGGCACCGCCCTGGCCGACGAGGCCATCCGCGTCGGCCAGGAACTCGACGGCAAGCCCGGCCTCGACAACCACATCGCCGTCATGCACCACTGGACCGGCGACGTGCCATGGGGACTTGAGGGCAAGCCCGGCGGCGTCGGGTGGGCCGACCTGCGCGGCTACATCACCAGCCCGTACACCATGGACAACTGCGCCCAGCCCGGCCGCGACGCCAAGGAGCGCGACCTGCTCGCGAAAGACGCCGAGCTGATGATCGGCACCAGCTACGACTGGGCCGCCATAGCCGACGACACGCTCCGCGCCTTCCACATGGGCGACCTGTTCGCCAAGACCATCGACGGCACGGTGCCCGGCCACGTGGTGTGCTCGTCCTACGCCGCGTTCCTCTACGAGCGCGCCGGGTGGGAGCGGCCCATGGTGCCCGACCGGGACTGCGAGCCGGCCGACTGGGACGCCCTGATCATGACCAGGGGCTGGAACGTGCGGCTGGAGGCATGATGGGCGCCATGGAAGCAGCGCCTGACGGCATGGGTTACTGGCTCGACCACAAGGGCGGCCTAATCGGTCCTGGCCCGCTGGACAACCCGACGGGCTTCGGGAAGTTCGACCGGCTCACCCACCGCATCATGAAGCCGCAACCGGGCCAGCTCATCCAGGCGATCTCATGGTGCGGCCGCCGCGTCCACGAGGTGCCGGGTCATGGCCCGGTCGACTGCCCGAAATGCCTTGAGGCAATCGCTGAAGCCGATGCCAGCGCCTTACCTCACCATGGAAGACATCGCCCGGACCTACGCCATCAGCCCGCGCACCGGGCGCGAGTGGGCGCGCGCCGACCGCTGGCGGACCACCGGCACGCGCCCCGTCCGCTACCACCTCGCCGACGCGCAGGACTCCTACGAGCACCGCCGCACCAACCGCATCCGCCGCCACCTGACGACGCGATACGCCGCAGTGGTAGACACGACTTGACAGGTATGCCACCATGGCGCCATACAGTAGCCGGACGTGTCCCCAGGGAACGCCCGGCTTTCGCGTTCCCGGAGGCCAGCCATGGTTGACCGCGCGTTCCTCCGCTGGCTCTGTGTCATCGCCGCCCTGCTCTTCGCACTGCTCTGGCTCGTATCCGTCACCGTCACCGGCTTCGCCGCACCATCGTGGATACCGCCCGCCGGGCTGCTCGCCGTCGTCCTGGCCGTCGCCCTGCCGTGAGCCGCTACGCCGGGACGACGAAGCAGCGAGGCTACGGCGCATCTCACCAGGCGCTGCGTAAGCAGCTGCTGGCACGCTGGCGGCCCGGCGACCCGTGCGCACGCTGCGGCCAGCCGATGATGTACAGGTGGCTGGCCACGCCGGACGGACGGCGAGTCAGCGCCATCGACCTCGGCCACACCGACGACCGTCGCAGCTACACCGGGCTGGAGCACAGGTCATGCAACCGGCGAGACGGGCAGCGCAAGACCACGGCGGTACTGCGCAGGCGCGGCGGACTGACGGCACGGCAACTGGCAGCCGTCCGCATGCGGCAGTGGCAGGCGAGTGCGATGGCGAAGGCAGGCGAGGCAAGGCAGGCACGGACCTGGTGACCACCTGCCTTGGTCACCCGCAGTGACCACGGTCAGCAGTGACCACCCGCCCGGTCATCAGTGACCACCCGCTGACCCACCATCCACCGGGCCTGATCGACCATCGCTAAGCCGCTGACCAGCTGAAACGCGGAGGGCAGCGGATCGCGCCCGGAATGTCCGATTCCGTGGCGACTCCGCAGCCTCGAACGTATGTTGACAGTCGGCCGTTACGTAACGGAGGGTTACCGTCTTGGCTGATCCGCCGTCGCTGAGGATGCGCCGCTCCCGTGCTCATAAGGCCGGCGATCACTCGCTGTGCGTCCGCTGCGCGGTGGTGCGCGCCGATCCCGTCGTGGTGGCGAGGGCGGTGCCGGTGACTGACCCGGTGGCCGGCCTGCGGCTCCTGGCGGGGCAGCTTGTGTCGGCGTACGGGCAGGACACGGGCAATGCGCTGCTCGCGCGGGAGCTGCGGATGACCCTTCAGGCGCTGATGGGCGGCCCGGGCAGGAATCATGACGGCGACCTTGAGGAACTCTTCGGCGCCCTGCAGGCCTAGGTTCGCCACTCCCGCCGTTCCCGGGCGGGTGAACCTGGCGGCCGGGATCGCGAAGACGGCGGAGCTGCTGAACTTCCGCACGCCGCTGGGGCCGGGGCTGATGCCGTGGCAGCACGACCTCAACGCGGTGGCGACGGAGCTCGACGAGCACGGCCGGTTCGCTTACCGGCAGGTCGTGGTCGAGGTGATGCGGCAGCAGGGCAAGTCGGTGGACCTGCTGTCGATGATGATCGCCCGCGGGCTGCGGCGGCCGGGGACGCAGATCGCGTACACGGCGCAGACGCGGCTGGACGCCCGGCACCGGATGATCGACGTGTGGTGGCCGCGTATCCAGGGCTCGAAGCTGGCGCGGTTCATCGGCATCCGCAAGGGGTCGGGCTCGGAGGCGCTGGTCTTCGCGAACGGGTCGCTGCTCGGCCTGGTGTCGAACACGCAGACCTCCGGCCACGGCGACAACCTGGACCTGGGCGTGATCGACGAGGCGTGGGCGCAGCATGACGATCACCTTGAGCAGGCGATGCGCCCGGCGATGATGACGCGGGACGCCCAGCTGTGGGTGGTGTCGGCGGCGGGCGACGAGCGGTCGGGGTACTTCCGCCGGAAGGTGGAGGACGGCCGGAGCCGCGCTCAGATGGGCGTGACGGAGGGCGGCTGCTACGTCGGCTACTCGGCGCCGGACGACGCGGACCCGGGTGACCCGGAGACGTGGCGCGGCTGCATGCCGGCGCTGGGGATCACGGTGACCGAGGAGACGGTGGCGACGGACTTCGGGCTGATGGACCTGCCGGAGTTCCGGCGGGCGTACCTGTGCCAGTGGCCGGAGGTCGCGAAGCCGGGCTGGGGCGTGATCGGCCAGGACGCGTGGGGCGCGGCCGCGGCGCCGGGCGGCCTGCTGTGAGCGGCGAGGTCGCGTTCGGGGCGGCGATCAGCGAGGACCGCAAGGTCGCTTCGGTGGTCGGCGCGGGGCGCAGCGCGAAGTCGGGGAAGGTGCTCGTCGACCTCGCGCCGTACTACGGCCACCCGCGGGACGTGGTGGCGCGGCTGGGGGAGTTGTACGAGAAGCACGACCCGGTCGCGGTGGTGGTGAACGCGAAGGCGCAGTCGGGGACGCTGGTGGAGCCGCTGAAGGCGGCGGGGATCATCGCGGTGCTGCCGTCGGCGGAGGACGTGGCGGTGGCGCACGGGCAGTTCCTCGACCTGGTGAACGACGGGGGCCTTGAGCACCTGGGCCAGAAGCCGCTGACGGACGCGGTGCGGGCGGCGCAGCAGCGGCCGTTGTCGGGTGCGAAGGCGTGGGACCCGAAGGTGGACGTTGACCAGTCGCCTCTGGTGGCGGCGACTTTGGCGGTGTGGGCGTTCCTGCGGTGGGAAGAGCTGGCCGCTCCGGGCGTGTGGACGATCTAGGGAGGTCAGGGTGCGGCTGTCGGTGGTCCTGCTTGTCGTCGCCCTGGCGGGCGTGCTGGGCGGCGCTGCGCTGATCGGTGTTCCGGCGCTGGGCGGGGCGCTGATCTTCGACTCGCTGGCGGTGGGCGTGTGGGCGCTGCTGCGCGACGACGGGACGCGGGCTATGCCGAGCGTGCACGAGGTGCCGACGCTGTCGCAGGTGCTTGAGAGGGCCCGCGCGTCGTGAGGCTGGTTGACCGGCTGATCCGCCGTGACGGCTACTGGGAGGGCATGGCGTCAGGCGCCGCGATCCTGACGACGTCTTACGGGTCGCCTGACCGTGAGCCGGTGATGCCGCAGCTGACGGGGTGGGCGCAGCGGGCCAACGGGTCCAACGCCCCGGTTTTCGCCGCGGTCCTGGTGCGGATGGCGCTGTTCAGCGAGGTCACGTTCCAGTTCCAGGCCAAGGACGACAAGCACCTGTTCGGGAACCCGGCGCTCGCGAAGCTCGAGCAGCCGTTCGGGCCCGGCAGCACGACGCAGCAGCTGCTCGCCCGCATGGAACAGGACGTGTCGCTGGCGGGGAACGCGTTCATCTGGGACGCGCCCGCCCCGGGCCCCCTGGTGAGGCTGCGGCCCGACTGGACCACGATCATCTCCGAGGTCATCGCGGTCGACGGCGGCTGGTACAGGCAGCCGGCCGGGTACTGGTTCGAGCCTCCGCGCGGCGCGACGGCGGGCGAGCAGCCGCCCGGGTTCTTCATCCCGGCGGACGAGGTGGCGCACTGGGCGCCGGTGCCGGACCCGCAGGCGGACTTCCGCGGCATGTCGTGGCTGACGCCGGTGATGCGGGACATCCAGGGCGACGACGGGCTGTCGGTGTACAAGATCAAGTACCTGTCGAACAACGCGTCGCCGAACCTGCTGATCAAGTACGCGCAGAAGCTGCAGCCGGGCACCGTCGACAGCATCCGGGAGCGGATGCAGGCCCGCTACGGCGGTCCCGACAACGCGTTCAAGACGCTGGTGCTCGACCAGGGCGCGGACGCGACGGTGATCGGCAACAGCCTCGCGCAGATGAACTTCGACGGGGTGCAGAGCGCCGGGGCCGAGCGGATCCTGGCGGCGGCGAACGTGCCGGCGGTGCTGGTGGGCCTGGAGCCGCTGCGCGGCGCGGGCCGCGGCTACCAGGAGTCGATGCAGAAGTTCAGCAACATCTACGCCCGGCCGCAGTGGCGGTCGGCGTGCGCGACGCTGGCGAAGCTGACGGACGTCCCGGCGGGGAACCGGCTGTGGTTCGACACCT